TAACCGTCGTATGCATCAGTACCGCATGACTCTCGGAACTTTCCAGTTACGAAAGTTTTAGCGGAATTTACTTTGCAATTGTTCTTCTGCAAGTAAGCGAGAACAGCATCCGCATGAGTGGTTGGGACGATAATATCGTCACCATACACTCTTAGCCACTTAGAAACCTTAAAAATGTTTCTTTGGCTAAAGGAGAGATTACTGTCTTTCAGAAGGGCTATTACACAACATGTGTAGAAGAACATAGCCTCGACTGGAAAACAAAGAGCACTACCCATCGAAGCAAACTTCCGAAGAGGATCAATAAGTTGATCATTTGGTAAGTACGCTCGAGTAGAACGGCACGCAAGAACAGCATCATGAAGATCAGGACACTGCTCGAACATGATCATGGCTAGATCCAGAGGAACTCTATCACTAGCTTCCGAAAGATCGATAGTCGCATACCGACCCGTTCTTGAACTTTTCAAAGCCATCGTCTGGTTTTCAGACTGATTACGGAATGAAATACTCCGCCCAGTCAGCCAGAAAGATTCGATCGTATCATATAGATACCCACGGATCGCCTGCTGCGCATATTGCATGGCAGCAGGTTCGATAGCAATGATACGGGGAGCTTTTAACGTTTTCGGTACGGTGATAACCCTAACAGGTTGCTCATCGTACTCCGGAATGATCGAAACAATCTCGAGCTCCTCTGATAGCTCAGGTAACCCAGAAGGGTATCCAAAGCCAATTAGAGGGAAGTAAGGCTCAAGGCGATCATGCCAGCGACGCCAGACATACTTCTGGTTACCAGAAATACGATCTGCCGTAGCACCGGGACCATGTTTGGGAAGAAGTTGATCGAGAGTAAAATCTCGAAAAGCATTCCCCCAGACAAGAGAAGAAACAATCCGAAACTCGGATAATGTTTCTTCAGATGCTGAAAATGTTTGAAGCTCATGCTCAATTTCAGTGAATGACCGATAGGCATCCGCGACCCTTTTAGGGGAACACGGTAACTCCACTTTCGCGAAAAGACGACATATTTGTCGTACAGATTCAACAATAGTAGGAATGTCATCGGCCAGGCCTCTAACATCAGTTGTATCAGATGTTGGGGGTTCATTGATAATTATCTCTCCTGTCTTACGGTTGAAAATTTGACTGATCATACCTTGCAAAAATGCAGGGATTGATCCGCCCTTAACAGACTTAAAGCCTGGGAAGGACGTCGAGTCAATAATCCCATTATGTAAGCTTCTTTCGAAGAACTTACAAAACTGGGGAAGGGATATCGTTAAAAACGACATACCCTCTTTTTCAACCCGAGCCCTGATTGTTTCCAGGTCTCGTAAATCAAAGACATCAGCGGAACACTTGGTACATGCATCAGTATAAACTGTGCGTACCATCTCTAGATAGTCACTTACGTTGACTTTCACGGATCACCTCCAACCGGAGACAAATCCAACAAGCCACGTATGTCACATAGATCGCGCCAATGGCGCAATCTATCAAACTGCAACCATAGCACGAAAAAGGTAGACGGGGAAAGAAGGGGTCGAGTCTAAGACTCTTCGCCAACTAGCTTACCGACTACGGTGCTTGTCAAGTACGAGCATAAAGCTTGTACTAGGTCGTTGACTTGTGTTGGAGTAAACCCTGAGAGGGGTCTATTCAACACCAGCCAAACGCCAAGATTACCCCACGTGTTGGCTGTTGTCAACTCGTCGGGAACGATGGCGCGCTGGTCGAGTCTAACCATAGACTGAACTCTCTGACCAGATTCCGTATGTTCAATACGGAGCTTGAAAGAAAGATCAGGCATTTGGTAAGTAGACTTAAGACCATTGTCTAAGATTTTAGGCAATGACTTAGCCGAACCGGCGACGGTTACAGTTTGTGGATCTGTGAACATAAATGGTTGATTCTCCAGAGTTATTGTGGAATTAACTAGTCCCAGGTCTATTCTTTTCCAAGGAGAACAAACTTGGTTAAAGGAACTAGAGATAAATCCTACATACGCTTGGCACCCTTACGGGTAATACCAAGCGCACCTAGGATTGCAAGTCTCTTGGGAGACAAATCATCCCAAGTGAGGCGAAAGCCATATGGACTATCAGCACTGACTCTTTGCTTCGAAGCGAAGGATCGCTTGAAAACCAAAGTAACAAGCCCAGTAGAGAACGGTAACTTAATAGTCATCGTTCTTTCTATTGACTTGTGCGCAGTGATGAAAAAGTAGGCCGCGGCAACTTGATCCTCAATGGAATCTTGTAATCGCTGTATATGGGCTCCTAAATTAGAAACCCAATCAGCTAGCCACGACCAAGGTGTTGCTTGCCAGATATGATACGGACTTATCTCGGCGCCATAGATTTTCATGGCACGTGTGACCCGTTTCCAGGCTGACGAATAGTCAGGTAAGGACATATCAAAATCAGGACGATAAAACCTAAACTTACCAGAGGCCGATATCGAAATCTTCTCAGATTCGGTAACCGTCCAACTGGGTGGGCTTAGGAAGAAATCTGCAGGGAAACCGTACGGAAAACACGGCAACGAGTAGCTCGAAGAGCTAACCGGCGCTGTGTAATCTACTAAGGTTTCGTTGCGATCGTCCTTGTGCACTTTGACCTTTTTCCGTATCCACTTGCCGTTTTCATCAGAAATTTTCTTGATGATTTGTTCGGCGTCGACATAAGTAGACGCAAAGTCACTTATGTCGCCGAGGAACGGAGCCCAACCGAAATTATGGTTGATGAAATGCTCAGCCAAGTCTTTCGGCTCCATACGTCTCGTATCGAGCCTAGGACCCTTATACGTGGAAATAACCTCGCCATAATCAGTTCGCAAACCAACCCGTTTAGGGTTATTCGCGTACTGCAAGCCAAAGGCTTTAGCAGAGGTCTCCAGCATAGGGACAACGTCTCCGATCTCTCGGAGAAACGTGTAAAGGTTGGCATATTCTAATTTGGGCTTGGCCATAGACCAAGCCCGGTCAAAGTAGGGTGCAACATCCGGTAATAACGCATTACTGTTGCCAGTATAAGCTAGAGGGAAATCCCCCCAGCCACCGCCCCAGGACCATGATGGGGGAGGCATAAAGCCGCCCACATAGCGCCTGGTGCCACTGACATTGTAATACGTACCGGAACTCAGAACCCCCGAAGACGGGGATCCTGTATCGATTTTAACGTTCAAGAACGGACCACCAGTGTTGTAAAACGGTTTATCGCCATCGGCGGTAAACGCAGTAGACTTACGCCTGCTGCGGGGATGAAGTTCATCCCACGTTTGTTCAACAGCAATGGCAGAAAGTTCAGGAGCGTAGTCAACGGGAGAGTGGGGCAATCCCCACCCTATCTCGACTGGATGTCCATCATGGTACTCGATGAGCTTATCTTGGAAATCTCCTAAATGAACTAAGGAGTTCCAATTATGCCCATCGGGTGCCACGGAATCCAACCGATCAACCCGTAGACGATATCGAGTGTCACCCATAGCAAAACCTCCATAAGAGAGAATTTGTGAAGGCAAAAGCCTTAATGCTAATCACAGAACTATAAAGAGGAATGGTTGGAATCAAACCAACAGCTGACGCATTTAAGCGCAGCCCCAAATCTGGCAATCCTCATATAGAATGTGATATTCTGCAGACAAATTCAGCTTTCGTAAACATCATCCCTGATGTCTAAGAGTGGCGAAAAG